GGCTGTTACGATGCCTCTGGTATCGGTTGCGCGGCGTACGCGGCTTGCGTGGCGCTCTGTCATTTGATGCCCCATGAACTGGCTGAAATTTGGCCGTCCTTCTGTGCGCGACTGTGGGTGTAGGCTGTTGATAATAGACTGTTGGTCATACATGCGCAGGATAATGTCTCGTAGTTGTTCTGTCGTAATCGGATCGGCTAGTAGCTCTGGACGATCCTGCGTGATGTAATGACCTGTGCGCGCTGTGTGCGCGATACTCTCGCGGCAAAACATCTCACGCTCACGCTCAGTTTTGACGTTCAATAGTGGGCGCGTCGACATGTGGACATGGCAACCGCAGCCGCCTCTTGATTGCGCTGTGTGTGGTACGGTTGCGCCAGCTCTCATTGAACTATTGAACATATCCTCTGTCGCTGCCCATGCAAACGCACAGTCAACAAGTATTGGCGAATTGGCTTCTGCGTTAACAACGCCGCAATCTGCGCATGTTTTCCACCCTTCTATATTGTCTGAGCGGTATTGCGCCGCCAGTGAGGTCGGAGTTACTGAGCCGGAAAATTCTGGCTCAAAACCAAATGGGATTGCGTTATTGTCGTGTATTTGTACTGGCATTTTAATCTCTCTCTTTAGTTTGTGACCTATACTTTGGTATAGGTGGGTAGGGTTGGCCCTGCCCTTGCCCTACATTCCCTCATCTGGTCCCATATGTAAAGAGAAATGTTCGTGTTTTATGGGAATAATTCAAGTATCCTTTAAGTAGAGTAAGCACAACCTTAGATAGGTCAAAATTGCTTGTTAAGATTTTGTGACCCACAGTGACCCAAACGCCTAATTGCGCTCTATGGCGCTAAAATCGGCCTCTATGCGCATTGCATATTATGCGTGTATTTTAATCAGGTATTCTACTTAAACAAGAAAAAAAATCTTGACCATTTGGTCAGGTTTTAATCTTGACCATTTGGTCAGGTTTTGAACCCTCACAATTGTTCGCCTTTGCGTTCTATCTTTGTTCCGTTCTCTTTTTGTTCTGTTCTCTTTTCGTTCTGTTCCGTCTTTGTTCTTTTGCCTTGCGTGCGTGTGTGTGTGTGTGTGTAGTGAATATGATAAAGGGCCGTGGTATATAATACCCCGACCCCGACCCCGACCCCGACCCGACCCCGACCCGACCCCGATTGTTATTCGTCCCGATACTCTTGCTTGTCCCAATCATCCTCGGCCTGTTTTCGTGTAATCTTGCCATGTTCCATTGCGTCCGCGATCCAGTCTGTTTTAAACTTGCTCCAGTGTCTCATGCTGCTTCCTCCCGATCAATACGCGCTAGACTTGCTTCCGTTTCTTGTATCCCGACAAGTTCTGACTCGCTGACTGAATATGGGCTATGCTGCACCACATGGTCAACGCGCCTAGACATTTCATCGCCCAGCCAATCAATAGCTTCATACTCTTCATCGAACGTCTTTACCGTTGGGTTGGGGTCGAGGCTGTCGATTGCGTAAGTTACTTTCCACATGATTTATATTCCTCGTTCACTAGGTACTGATCTTTGTCCGTCTTTGTTACGAACCCTACCTCCAACGCCTTCTTAAGAAGTGCATCTTCGCCCAACTCAAAATTGAAGCTAGGTGCCTGCTGCAGCCACAACTCTTTTTTAGTTACTGTTTCCATAGCGTTTCTCCTTTTGCTTATCCCAGAATATAGCATAACAATACAGTGTCAAGAAAAAACTTTAAATTAATTTAACCGGGCCGGGCAGAGTTCTATACTTGAAAACGTACCATAAACACGAACAATTGTTCGGGTTCTATTCCGGGCAAAAAAAGGCCGGGGAAATTAATCCCCGGCAAGTTAGGTCAAGCTGCGGAAGCAAAAGACGCGGCCTGCCTTAGACAGTATTCATCCAACCCGAAGTCCCGATACCCTTCACGAATCATATCATAGTAGCCATCGGTCGGCTCCCCGACATATCGCTTGTCGTTCATTTCGTACACCAGCCAGCCGCCATTGATCTTGCGCCGATTGTATAGCGTCGGATAGCCTTCTAGTCGATCCAATGCCTCAAGACATTGTGGAGTGATTGCCCACAACACGACCGGACATATGCTATCCCGATCCGTTTCTATGTCAGCTACACCCCGAAAAACTAAACGTGTGTCGGGCAGGTAAAACCCGCCCATTGGTTTCGCTAACGGGCAACGTGCTTCCATTGCCCGACGATTTGTGTTCATGCCGTAGGCCATATAAAGCATCATTATATTGACACCTCAAAGCCGTACATCGGATCTGCATTCACAAAGACCATCCCGTCTTTTACATGACCGCCAACATAGGAACCTTCCCAGCGCAGTTTGTTTGCAAGGGTCTTTGCTGCAAGTGCGTGGTTCTCTGCTGCACTAAGCGCGTAATCCGCTGATAACGTCACAGTCTTTGCTTTACCTGTGTGCGTTGCCTTGTAGCGTGAGCCGAGGTGGTTTGTAGGGCCGAGGTATGTAGTTGTGATCGTTTGCATTTTATTCACTCTCTTTTTTGCTATAGAGAACGAGTATCCCAAACTATCCCAAGTGTCAATATAAAAGTTAAAGAAATTTAAACAAAAAAAACCCCAGCCTTTGCAGTGCGAAACCTAGCCGGGCCGGGGTATCAGTTTGCAGAAAAGAGAGTGTTCCTGCTTATACGAACAATTGTTCGGGTTGTCAACTTGTGCCGGGGGTCAAGTGTTGTCAACGGTTGACCCCCGGCGCTACCCGGCAACTCGGAGCTTACCCGGCATGTTTCCCGGCCCGATCCCGAACAATTGTGTGGGTTCCCGACCCCGATCAACCGGGGAATCTCGCTAACCGGGCTAACGCGATTCTTAACCCGAACAATTCACGGTATACCATTGCATACCGTCCCCGGTATACCGTTGTATACAATGGCTTAAAGTGGCCCCGACAGTACCCCCGCCAAGAGTTCCCGACTGTTTCAGGCTTTTTTGCTAATTTCAGTTAATGGGATTTGTTCGGGTTCTATGGTATTTTCTTCAGGCGTTATGTCTATCATTCTTGATTTAGCCCGATCCATAACTTCTTGCAGTTTTGCGGCTATTTCGTCCCGATCCAGATTGTCCACATTTTCGTGCGTTACATGGCTTCGATTGACCATTAGGCCCGTAACCTTCAGACGCAGCTCTTCTGCCTTTATAGCGGCGCTGTAATTGCCTGCTTGCCATGCTTCATCCCGAAGTAGTTGCATATCCCGAACTGACTTGGTGATATTGACGCCATACTTTGATTCTAGCTCTACCCGCATTTCTTCCATACGTTCCCGAACGTGTGGTGTTTTGAGAAGTTGCACGGCTTGCACATTTGGGTGATTGTATCCCGCTGCTCTAGCTGCTGCGGTTTGCGTCATATCTCTATGCAGAAAGTTATCTAGGAATTTTTGCTGCTGCGGTTTAAGCTTCAGTCCATTCGGGTTTGGTTCTCCGACCTTTGGCATTGTGTATAATCCCGATCAATTTGCTGCTCCCGATACTTAGCACATTTTCCCAAGCCCGAACAAGTAGAATATCTATTCTTTTCTACATCAGGGGGGGCAGGGTATATACCCCCCTATGTAATAGGGGTGACGCAGTTGACGTAAATAAGTCATTGATATTGTTACATAATCTACGTCAAAACAGTTTTTTGACGCAGTTGACGTAATCGCGTAAGTCATTGATATTGTTCAACAGTTCACGTCAACATCAACAACATCAAGTTTGACGTAGATTTTTTTGACGTAGATTATCCAATGAAATCAATGGGGTCATTTTTCCTTGATATCTCCCAAGTTATCTTCACGTTTATGCTTGACATTCACAAGTTAGCATGTAATACAGGTGTTAGTTTTAGCAAACAGGGGATAGATATTATGAAGAACATCACACAGCACACTGGCAAGTTGCGCTTGATGGAGCGGTTGCCAAGTTCACGCAATGGCAACCCTCGTTATTTGTGCGCGATCATGGATCAGCAACCCAATCAAGATTTGGGGTGGACGTTCAGAACACAGGTGGACGCGATGCACGGTTATGAGGTTCCGAATTATTTTGACAGCGACATTGATGTGACGGTCACGATTGGTACGCATTACGGTTGCACCACTTTGAACAGCATTCGGAGGGCATAATGGCGAACAATTTAAGCAAGGCATCTTTTCCTTCCAAGGTGGGTAAAGACAAGCAAACGGTTGACGGATTAAAGCCCGTCAATCGCGCTACTCGCAGGGCCATTGATAGCAATAAAGATATTGTTAGAAAGAAAAAGAAGTGGATAAGAATGTGAAGTTAGAGATGCAAATAAATGATTCGTATAAACGAGGCTGGCAGGACAGTGAGATGTCCACTAAATATGTATATCTCC